TGTTCAACTCTCTCTAAGTTAGTTTTGTAAATCTTATAGGACATAACTACTAACTCAGTCATAAGTGGCAAGGCGTAAGTTGTTGCCATAGTGTCGTTGATTACCTCGTTTATTAGGTTTTCAACCTTTATATCTAGGTGAGTGCTAGCGTCTAGTTTCAAACTCTCTCTAACTGACTTTACTAGTTGAGTTCTTAGTTCTTGGTTTTCCATTTTGTAGCCTTTCATTTTTTTAGGTTAGGCAATTTACCTAACTAAGATAATTCAACCAAATTATTTAGGTTTTAGCAAGTTTAGACACCCCTGTTTTGATAACTTTTTGATAACAAAATTAGATCCGTTTTTTGAACATTTGTTCGGTTTTTGGAAACAATTTTGAAAGTGCCAAAAAGCAAGCACTGCCCGATCGCAGGCCAAAGTCAAAATTCATTAAGGTATCATTTTTAAATAAAGTACATAAACTTAGCACGAAAAGATGATACAATAGACTCATGTCCAGACGTCTAGCTAGAGAGCTTCCTCTCCCTCAATCAGAAGTACTCCTGCTTCAAACCTTAGATCGACGTCAACTCCTGACTAGGGTTCATGCATTATATAATGAAGGCTGGACTCTTTCAGCCATTGGGTCAGCGTTCACCCCACCAAAAGGACGTTCAACAGTCAAGGCCTGGGTTGATCAAAATCACACATCTTCTCCTGTCGACGTCCCTATTCCTAGCCCTACTCACAAAACTCCCAAAAACGGCTACCAACGTCTAACCCCCAAATCCCCCGGTGTTCCTCCGATCACCGCTGAAGAACTCCGACGTCTAGCCCCCATAGCCAAACAGTATCGATCTCGAACTCCAAGCAGTTCTCGACCTGCTATTGCAAACGCCCTTATGGATCAAATCGTCAAAGATCTTCGGGCCAATAACGTCTCCATCGCTGATATTGCTCGAGCAGCTGGAGTTACCCATAGAGCAATTGCCAAACGTTTAGGTAGACTAGGACTATGAAAATAATTCACGATGTATTCCCCGCTCACGTTGCTCTCGCAGCTCCAAACATGTTCCCCGACGTCCACCAAATTACGTCTTACCCAAATCCTCAAGGAACCTACTACGTTCAGACAGCCAGAGTAATCGTTACCACAACAAACATTACGATTGCAGCCGATTCCCCAGAAGGTCCTCAGATCATCTTTAACGAACGTTACACACTCTTTGAGAAGTCTACCTCTCCAACCGGAGAAACCGACTCTTACGTTGTTACAGAGTCCGGAAAGATGATAGTTTACAAGAAGGACGTTAACTGCGGATGTGGCTCACGTCTACGTTCTTGGAACCCATACCGAACTCTACAATCGAATCGAGACCCAATTGCTTGACAACCCATACATAACGTTCATTATCCTAGCTTTATCAACGTTTAGACTTTCACGTTTGTTCACTACCGACGTTATTTTTGACGCATTACGTCAACGAGTTTGGAAGCGTTTTCCACCTTCAACCACGCTAGGGTACTTCTTTACATGCGACTGGTGCATGTCTATTTGGTTCGGATCACTTATTGTAATTTCATATACAATAATACCAACGGTAACTTTGATTTGTGCACTCCCACTTGCCTTGTCTGCGGTTGCCGGGATTCTGGCCGCACGTGTCTAGCCATGGCAACGTTCCGCTACTAATGACAGGAGCAAATTTTGGGACTATTTAGTCGTAATCAGGACAAGAAACCTTCACAGCCGGGTCAGCGGAGACTTCGAGCTACTTCAGCAAACGACAGATCAATCATTACCCCATCCGGACTCCCGTCAAATTCAGTTTTTCTAAACCCAAACTATTCTCCTGCAGAATCTCTACCATATTCCGCCCTACGTCCACTTACTGCAGCTGCAGTTCAGGTCCAACTTAATGACCGAGGCGAAGCAGAACGCTTTCGTAGCCGCAGAACGTCTACTTCTTCTTCCTGGCAGACAGATGCTTGGGAGTATTATGACGCTATTGGCGAGATCAAGTACGCTTTTAACCTAGTTGCCAGCGTTGTTTCACGTATTCGCCTATACGCAGCCATCGTTGAGAACCCAGCAGAGACTCCTATGCCAGTAAGAATTGCTGGAAACGTTCCTGCAGACCTCGCAACGGCCGCAGAACGGGCTCTACAGCGTCTTGACTCGGCATACGGAGGTCAAGCCGGTCTTCTGAGAGACGCCGCCCTAAACCTTGCAGTGACCGGAGAATGCTATTTGGTACAATCTCCAGCAAAAGCCGGTAGCAAAATTGCAGAATCGTGGGATATTCGATCCGTTGACGAACTTAGCGTTGACTCAAAGGGCAACTACTTAATTGCTGGACGTCGAGAGTATAATCAAGGCCAGTCCGCAATGGGATCAACTAACAGAAACATCATAAAACTTCCGCCAAACGCCTTTGTTGGACGTATTTGGCGAGCTCACCCACGTTTTTCTGATGAAGCTGACTCGAGTTTAAAGGGTCTTCTTGATCTTTGTGCAGAATTGCTGTTGTTAAACCGCACATTCCGTGCAACTGCGCGTTCCAGACTGAACGCTGGTGCGCTCTATCTGCCTGATGGCCTGTCCGTAGCCGCAACTCCGGACCCTAACTACCCATATGAAGACGCTGACGGTCTATATTCTGACCCAACGCCTGAAGAATTGCAAGATGAGTTCGAAGATCAGCTCATTGACGCAATGACTACACCAATTCGCGATGAAGATTCCGCATCCGCTGTTGTTCCGCTGATTATTAGAGGCCCTGCAGACCTTGGAGACAAGATTAAGCAGTTCAAGTTCGAACGTAGCTTCGATCCAGCCCTAGCAGAGCGCTCAGACCGCGTTTTGGAGCGAATTTTGCAAGGAATCGACGTTCCTAAGGACGTTGTTACCGGTCTTGCCAACGTAAAGTACTCAAATGCGATGCAAATCGACGAATCTCTCTACAAAGCACACATTGAACCTCTAATGTTGCTCATTGCAGACGCTTTGACCGTTGTTTACTTGCGTCCTTACCTAGTTGCCAACGGATATAACCCTGCAGACGTTGAAAAACTCGTAATTTGGTTTGACCCAAGCCAAGTTGCTACTCGTAACGACCGTGCAATGGATGCAGATGCTGGATTTGAGAAAATGGCAGTGTCTTTTGAGACTTGGAGACGTGCTCACGGCTTTACCGATCAGGATGCTCCTGGTCCGACAGAGCTTGGTCTACGTCTTCTGATTGAAAAGGGTGTAATTACTCCAGAGCTTACAGAAGCTATGCTTGCTGCCGTTGCTCCAGAGGTTATGCAGGCAGCTAGAGAAGCTCAGCAGTCTAGCAGCGTTGCACCTATGCCTCCAGGCTTAGATCAAATGCTTCAGGGTGGACCTCCGCCTACAGAAGCTCTCGCAGTTCCAGAAGCTGCAGAAGCTCCGCAAGGAGAAGCCCCCGCTCCAGTTGAAGAGGTAGCCCCAATTCAGCTAGCAGAACCTACAACAACCCCATAAGAATAATTAAGGAGAAATGCAAATGCATTTAGACACAATGGAAGGAGCTCCAAGTAAGCAACAGCTTGCTCAAGCTCTGGCTGTGTTGTTATCAGACACAGTAACGTTTAAATTCTTGGCTCACGGCTACCATTGGAACGTCCGAGGCAAGGATTTTCCTCAGTTTCACGATAAGTTTGCTGAGATCTACGAAGAAGCCGATGGCGCACTTGACCCGCTAGCCGAAAACATTCGCAAGCTTGGATTTGATGCACCATTCCTGCTAACCGATTTTGCTATGCTTACCAGCATTGAGCCAATTCCTGTTTCAGCAGATCCAATTGATATGTCAGCAGCTCTATATAAAGCAAATGCTCAGATCATTGCTTGCGTACGCGACACTTTTGTAATTGCCAATGCACTTAACGAGCAGGGCATTGCAAACTTCCTTGCAGAGCGCGACGATGTTCACAATAAGTGGGCATGGCAGTTAGGAACAATCATCGGAGCAGACGCTACCGATGCCGGTGACTTGGGAAAATTTAAGGCTGATCTATCTGTAGAAGCATCGCAAGATGTGATAGAGCAGCCTGCCGAAGAGATTCCTGTTTACGTTTCATTCTCAGACAACAGCTCGTACCCAGCAAAGAGAATCGTATTTTCTAACCAAACAGAAAGAGAGCTTTCTAATACTCTTAGAGAATACAACAGAGAAGTTGGACTATCCGATATGGCTTCAATTCAAACTTTGCGTGCAGTTTATCGCCGCGGAGTTCGAGCATTTGTTGCCAGCGGCAAGCCAGAGTCTGAAAGAGACTCGTGGGCTCAGGCTAGAGTTGAAGCATTCCTAACTTTGCTAAAAGACAAGAAGCCTTCAAACCCTAAATACACTCAGGACAACGATTTACTTCCGCCAGACCACCCGTGCAGATCGACCGACCTTGATCAAGCTCTGACTGCCTCAGTTCTTGCTAGCAGAGATCTTTCAATCTCTATCAAGAAAGAGCATGAATATAACGGGGCAGAGGATGCTATCTATTCTCTGGCCGAATACTCAGGGCTAGGCTACGAAGTTGTTCCTGCATTAAGAGCTGTCTGGAAACGAGGAATCGAAAACTATGAGCCACCATTTGACAGAGCTGTAGAGCTAGTAACAAAACTTTACAACAGTAAAGATTCAGACCTTTTGCCAACTAAATAAGAAAGATTCTAAAGTGAGCAACGAATTCAACCCAATCGATCAGTTTGATGATCTACTTTCTGTAAGTAACCCAGATGAAGTTTCTGTATCCGAACTGATCTTCAACTTAACTCTTGAGCAAAACGCAAGAGTTGACGAGATACGTAGAGTTACAGAAGATCAGCTAGAAGAAGTTGCTATAAGAGCACTGGCTGCCTCTGCTTCTGATGGCCTTACTACCGAGGTTAGATATTTTAACGTTTTTAGAGAACTTGCTCACTTTGTTACTCTTTCTACAGAAGGTCCACGTCCAAATGGTTCTGACAGAAACACCGATCTGCTTCCTGAATATCACCCAAGCTCGAGCGCAGAAATCACTCTAAGCGTTTCTGAGTTTAGAGAAAAGCGCGGAGAATGGTATGCCGCAGATCCTAGAATTGAAGACGATGAAGTTAGATCACTGGTTGCATCTGTTTACAGTTCAAATCCTTTTGAAGTTCAATTTCAGCACGCCTATGCAAGACTCTCGGCTCTCCCTGCGGGGTCAGTTCCAAGGGATCTACTTCTTAGCCCGATCACAGCTGGTTTATGGGGGAAACTAAAAGGACTATTTAAGTCTTCAGTATTTGCTGGTAAGAACTCGAGCTACTGGCGTTCGCTTCGTGCAAAGCGTCAGCTTCGTGACTCTAAGGGTCGCTGGATTGAAATGGGCGGTGGGGGAACAGTAAATGTTAAATTCCCTACCGGAAAAATTCAAAGCGTACCTGGACGTGTAGCTGGCTACTCTACAGAACAGGGTTTCATAGATTTTGAAATTAAGGGAGTTCCTGGACTAAAGGATGGAATTTATAGAATTCCAGCCAATCTCTTTGAAGCAGTTATGGCAATTCTTCCAGCAGAAGCTGTAAAAAATCTTCCGATTGACAAAGCTATCGCAGATGTTACAGATGGAAACTTTATTGACATTAGCGACTTAGTAGCCGTTGAATCTCCAGAGGGCTGGGTCAAATCTCCTTACGCTCCAACCAATAAAGCACTTGCTGGCAAAGAACCTTCTGACGCAAAGTACTACGTATCTGCTGACGGATATGAAGTTTCTTATATTGCTAACCCTAGTAAAAATGAAAAGACAAAAGACACTAATCAAAAGTTTCTTGAAATGGTTAAAGATCTGTATGGCGACAAGCTAGATGTAGTTGGTACAGACGGAACCGAAAATATTGACTGGTCAGATCCACTATACATTTTGTGGGCATCAAAGCGTGGTAAGGGCAGTACTCCAATTGCATTTACCCAAGACTGGGCTAGAGTACAAAAAATAGCCGGTGAGGAAGACGAAAGATTTGGTGATAAAGAGAACCAGATCATTGTTCAAGATGAACGTCCAGTGGCAGCTAAGGGACCTTCTCCAAAGGAAGAGAGAGGATTTACTCCAGAAGATGAAAACGTTCTTCCTTACACTGGCGATGACCCAGATAAGAACTTGCCTCAGGGTTGGACAAAGATTGGACCTAGCAGCTATCTGTCAAAGAATAGAAGATTTAAGGTTGACTATGGTTTTGGTGAAGCCGGCCTAGAATCTTCTCTAGACGAGCTAACTGGAGAAATTAGATTTACTCCTATTTACGCCAACAACGTTTACTCTCTATATGAGAGAGACGATAATGGTGACTTTACTAAAAAGTTTGATCTACCGTTCTTCACATGGGAGATGGTTTCCGAGCAAGTTAAAGCTATTGAAGAACTGGAAGCTTTAGATCCACTATTTAACCCAAATATTGCTAAGGTTCCATACAACCACAGAAAAATGTATGCTCAGTTTGATCCATCGGAAAGATTTGAGTATGACTACTTTGGTCCGGATTCAAACAAGATTACAAAATCAGATGCAATTATTGCTGAGTTTCTAGAAAGATTTTTCCCTGGCACCGGCAAAGAAGAAAAGTTTAACAGTAACGGCGTCTATCTAAATAAATTTAGAGATATAACTGCAACTCTTGTTCAAGAAAACGGCATTGATCAGATTCGTATAGCAGATTCAAGAGGCAATATTCTAGACAACATACCTGTTCAAAAAGGTCAAGATAGAAATAAAGTTCTGACTCTAGCTTTGCAAAAACTATTTCCTAGGCCAGAGATTTTGTCCAACTTTAGCTTGCTAGATTCATTCAAAGATTTTGATATTACAAACGGAAGAAGTGCTCAAAAAACAGCAGATGCCCTTGAAGAAGCTCTGTATCAGATGTACTTAATACAGAATGTAGATAAGAATAAGATTACCGACGAGCTTTACACTGTTGGAAAACTTGCAACTGCTGTAGACGATTTCATCAGGAACCAGAACAGAAGAAGAGTAAGCCTAGGTCCATCTCCTAAAGAAGAAAATAAGAAATATAGAGCAAATGATCACTTGGAGCCAAATGAAGCTCAAGTTTGGCGTTTAGTAGCTATTTTAAATAGTCACTTTGTTCAGGGTGAAACAGATCTAATTGCAAAAGTTAGAGACATTAAAAAGAATCCTGGAAAATATACAGTTAGAGAAGTTAATGATCTAGGCGTTTATATTGAACAAAATTTTAAAGCTCTTAGTGAGGAAGATCAAAAGAAGCTTACTTGGATGCAAAAAGAAACCCTTGAATGGGCTCTTAAAACCAGAATTTGGAGAAGAGACGAAGCTGCAGAGCTCACTAAGCGTCTTCTTAAAAATGAAATTAATAAGTCCGAATTTGGTGAAATCTTAGAAAAGATAAACAGTCTTCCTTATAAGCCTAAGCCAGCCCCTGCAATGACTCAAAAAGAAATTGATGAGCTAGAACAAGCCAGAGCTGAAGATGAAGCTAGAAGAGGCAAGAAAGAAAAAACCGGTGACGAACCGTTCCGTCCTGGCGATGAGTGGAGAGATCTACCTTCAGAAAAGCCTAAGTATTTAGTTTCTAAACTTTCTCCAGAAAACTACGGTCCTAGCGATGGCCAGCTTGCTGGAATTGAAAGATTCTTAGAAGACCGACAAATCCCTGAGTCCGAGAGACAAGAGTTTCTAGATAACTATGAGTGGATGGACTCTAAAGAGATTCGTGAGTGGTACTACACATTTAAAGCCTACCCATTCAAACCAGAGTATAGCCCTAAGGGTAAGTATGGCCTAGTTCCAAACGAAATTGATGGCGCAAGCGACAGAATGATCGCCAGCATGGAACGTATTTTTGACAAAGGTCTAGCAACTAATGCAGAAATTGCAAAGATTCAAAAAGCTCTTCCTAAGCTGAATAGATGGGAAGTGAGTAAGTACATCATGGGCGAGCTCAAAGCTAGAGAAGATGCCCACGACAGTATTCTTATTAAAAAAGCAATTGAAGATGGTCAAGATATTAATGACATAGATTTTGTTTCATTAATCGGTAGAGCCACCCCTCCTGAAGGCTGGGAAGGCTACGAGCCTAACGATGCTGCTAGAGCAGAGATTCTTGCTGACTGGCAAGATGAGCAAGAAGTGAAGCAGTTTGCTTCAAGAGCTGCAAGAAGAAATGCTGCACGTAGAACTAGATACGCACTTAACAGAATGATTGCTCACCTAGCAAGGCAGAGAGATTCTGTAAATGCTGATGGTAGAAGAATTCTTGATGGTGCAATTGCAGATGCCAACGATCTTAAGAGAATGATTGATCTACGTATCAAATATGTAATCAGTCCTAAGAAAGTTATGGACAGACTGGAGACCATTAGAAAGGGTCTTACCGATTCGGACAAAGCCCACACTTACGGACGAATTCGTAATCCAAAGTCTAAGACTATGGGAATCCTTGAAGACGCAGCTTCTCTAATGGGAGATCTGATTGGTAGGGACGGGTATCACAACGGTCCTTACGAGTACGATCCAAATGGAGAGTATGCTCCAAATGAAAATGCTGTTTCTTCCAACACCGAGTTTGTTCCTAGCTCTGATCCAGAACCTGAAACCTCGAATGATGATCCAGACTATTCTGACCACCCAAACAGGCCTCAGCCGCCAAAACGTGTAAAGCCTAAGGCTTTTTGGGGAATAGTTAGAGACTGGGTTTCTGGAGCCAAGACCTGGTCTGAAGCCAAGGAAGCTTTTTCAGGTAAAACTCTTTTCTTTTTTGATGTTGAAACTACCGGTGTGCCAAGTCCACTAGCGCCTCATATTAAAAATGATCCAATTCAAATAGCAATTTACAAGGTCAAAGATGGCGTTGTAATTGATAAATTTGTTTCATACATGAACCCTGACTCTCCTCTAAGCAAATGGTCAAAAGCAAATCTTAAAGATGATAAAGGCAATCGAATTAGCGCACAATGGCTAGCAAGTTTGCCAAATAAAGCTGAAGTTATTGCCAAAGCCGTTGAGTTCCTAGGAAAAGATGCAGTACTAGCTGGCCACAACGTTGCTGATTTCGACCTTGAGGTGCTTAACAGAACTCTTAGAGAAGCCGGACTGGAAGAATATGTTCCAGCTGGAATGGTTGACACTCTTGGTTTAGCCGACCACATCTACAATGAGTGGAGTAAAAAAGATCCAAGAGGCCCGTGGAAAACGTTTGCCTTTGGTCCAACAAAATCTACAAGCATTGAAGCATTGGCATTGTATGAAGGTATTCCATTCAAGGATCTTCACAATTCTGAAAACGACTTGGACGTAAACGTACAGCTACTAGATCTTATCTTTAATAGAGCTATAAATGGCGGCGAAAAAATTGCAGATGATGTTTTTGATCTTAATGCCTCCGATAACGACTATGATGAAAAGTTAGCAAAATACAAAGTTGGATTTGAAGCTTTCTTAACTAGAGCTATAGATTTTATGGCTAAGATGGCTGTTCAAAGAGCTGCTAACGGTAACCCTGTTAGTGAGCAAGATCTTATAGATGCAGCAACCAACTTAGCTGGGGCTAAAGATGTTGAAGGCACTCCATCAGAGCCAAGCTCTACTCCACCGCCTAACAACGATGATAATGACGATCAGCCAATAACTATTAGCAATGTTATGGAAGATATACAAAATGGCATAAGACCTCCAACTCCAAAACAGTTGAAGAGCGTTGAAAGACGTTTGCTTGATCCTAGAGGGATAATTCCTAAACAAAGAGCCGACGAGATCTGGGACCTACTTCCAAATCTTAATAGAAACGAAATTGGCGATATCATCAAAGAGATGGATATCGCTCAAGTAGAGTTTTATATGGCAAATGATCTAGATATAGCTGGACTTAGAATTCCTACAGAACTTTTAGACAAAGTCAATGAATATCAAGATAAAAGATTCCCTGACCGCCGCAAGAGAGATGATAAAGGCCCGTCTCCAAAAGAAGAGCGCCCTGCTGATAGAAAGAATGCCGGCGAACTTGAGGAAACTCAGCATGACATCTCTTTCCTAGAAAAAAACTACACTAAACAGCAAAGAAACGCTATTGAAGCAATGATCCGTGGTTGGTCTATTGTTATTAAGGCTTTAGCTGGAACTGGAAAGAGCTCGACTCTAATTGGTGGAGCAAAGGCTATATTCCACTACGATAAAGGCAGAAGAATCCTTGTACTAGCGTTTAACAAGGCGATTGCAACTGAACTTAGAGGAAAATTCCCTGCAAATGCTGAAGTAAGAACTATGGACTCTATTTCGGTAACTGCTTCGGCTAATGCTAAGTTGTATAGAAAATTTAGTGCTATGCAGAAGCAAACTGAATCTAGAAACAGACCTATCTATGGATTCTCAGATTTGGCTGATTACTACAAGATTAAAGACGAAGTTGAGCTAGCTAACGGTATTAAAATTTCTAAATTCTTGTTTATAAAAATAGCTCTTGCAGGTCTACACAACTGGGTTGTAAGTGGAGATGACGAAATGTCTGAAAAGCATTTCAGCGGTACTATACCTAGAAAAAAAGGTGGAGACGAAGGCTATACTCCAGAAATGCTAAGAGTTGCTAAAGAAATGTGGGACGACAAGCTAGAGCCTCACGATCCAGGTAGAAGACAAATTGCAGTTAACTTTAACGATATGATGAAGAACTTTGCTTTGACTCACCCTGACTTAACTGCTACTAATTCAAAGGGAGAAAGCCTCCACGGACTAGGAGCAATTCCTCAAACAATTATGATTGACGAGGCTCAGGATGTTAACGGCGTATTCTATAGAATGATTGCTGAGCAACAAGAACTTCACAACAACGGAATTCAATTGGTTGTTGTTGGAGATCCTCACCAGTCTATCTATCAGTTCCGTGGAGCAATAAACAGCCTTTCAAAGTTCCTAAGAGATGCAACTTTGCCTCTAACCAAGATGTTCAGAGCTGGTCAAAAAGTGGCTGACTATGCAAACATTCTTCTTGATATTAAAGATGAAGATGATGAACGTCTAGTTGGAAATCCTGACAAGGATAGCGAAGTCTTGACTCCAGGATCAATGATTGATGCAACCATGATTCTTACTATGACAAATGCTGGAGCACTTTCTGAAATAGTTCCAGCCATTTCTAGAGGCCAGACTATTGGAGTAACTAGAGAGTTTAAGTATGACATGAACTCATTTATGTCTACAGCTAAGTGGCTCTGGTTTGGATCGGATCCTAAGAAGCGTCCTTCAAAACCTCACGAAGATCTAGACGGTTACGATGACTGGAAGCAAATGCTTGAAATCTACGAAGAAACCAAAGATGTTCCTGTAGGTAAGCTATTAAAAATTCTAGATGACACTAAGTCTAGACTTGAAGCTGAAAAAAGACCTTCAAAAATGTCTGATGTTTTTACAGAAATTCAAAAAATTATCGACAGAGCAAGAATCTTTGGTATTGAAGGATTCTTTAAGCCAGAGGACGATAACTGGGGAACCAGTGGTGATATCGGAAACTACATCAGCTACGAGATCAAAGACGGTCTTATTCGACTATTTACTACTGGAAGACTAGGACCTTGGGCACCAGAGCTAAAGAATCCTAACAACGGAACTAGAAACCACTCGGATGTTCTTAAGTCTCTAGGCTATAACTGGGATACTGGAAAGACCTGGGACTTCACTCTTCCTGTAAGAGGCGATGGAAAGCAGCAGCTTAATGAACTAGTTGATGCCTTGAGCGGTAAAGACGTTGATGTTGTAATTCTCACTATTCACAGAGCTAAGGGTCTTGAGTCAGAAAGAGTCAGACTAGGTTCAGATATTCCAAAACCACACTCTAAGAAAGACACTTTGTCTATAGAAAAAGGCGAGATGCCTAGACCTTTCTCTACAGAAACTCTAAATGCTCTTTACGTTGGAGTAACTAGAACTATGAGCGAGTTAGATCCCGGAGCAGTTGACACCTTTATTGAGAATGCCGAAGAATACAAGCAAAAGCGTAAAGAATATCTACAAACTTTGGCCGATCAAAAAGCCGAATCTGATAAGGGTCCTTCCCCTAAGCAGGAAAAATCTTCAGATTACAACTACAATTCTGGCTGGAACACCGAATATCTTGGCGGTCCTTCAGGTGATGAATACAAACACACTTGGAACTCTCCAGATGAAATCTATTCTGCTGAAATAACTAACGATGCAATCACTGTAAATAGAAATGGCTCAGAGATATTTAGAGCTTCTAACAACGATGATCAAAATCCAGAGAACATTAAAGACTCGGCTGTGAGCATGATTGCTGATGTAATTAGATCTGACTCTGCTCAAAGACCGGTTTCTAGAAGAGTAGAGACTCAAGAAATTGTCTCTCCTGAAGAGGCAGATAAGGCCTACACAGAAGCAATGGAAGCCGAGTACAACTACCAGATGTCTCTAGAGCCAATCTCTCGCGATCCTAGGTACCCTGGAGGAGAGCGCGGCCTTAAAGAACTTGAAGCTGCAATAAATGCAACTGAGAGGTACGCTGCTGAAGTAGAAGATGGATTGCTAGATCCTATTCCAAACGGATTAGACCCAGAAGAATATGTGGCTCAGCTTAAGTCAGCCCTACCTAATAAGAGAGTTGAACTTGTTACCGAAGATAACGGTGATCAGTTTGTTAGAATCTCTGAGGTTGTAAACAGAGCTGATATCTTTGATATTTCTACTAGCATCTTTGCTAACAAGGATCTTGAAGACTTAGGTCCATCTCCAAAAGAAGAAGGTCCAAAGAACGTCAAAAAGAACAAGGAAGCTGTAGATGAAGTTCTAAAGGGAATTATCGAAGCTATGGACAAGGGAATTATTCCTTGGAAGAAACCTTGGACTGATGATGTTGCTTGGGTGTGGCCTACTTCTGGTGCAACTGGTAAAAACTATAAGGGTATTAACTTAATTAAACTTCTGTTTATATCTCAGGAAAGAGATTACCAAGGAACTCGTTGGTACACCAAGAATGCAATTGCAAAAATGGGTGGTTACGTAGATTCGAATGATGCTGTTGACATCATTAAAGTTGTTAAGTATAAATCAAAAGTAAATCCTAAGCCAGGCTCAACCGTTATTGATCCCGTTACTGGAGAAGAAAAACCAGATGACGGTACTCGTGTTAGAACTGGACTAGAAATTGACTTTGTATATAACGAAGACGTTGTAAAGGGTATAACTATACCTCCAATGATTATAAAAGATCCACCGCCTCAGCATGAAGTTGAAGATATTATTTTAAATTCTTATAAAGATAAACCACGAATAATATACTGGCCACAAGAGGAGGCTTACTGGTCACCTCAGAAGGACACAATTAGACTTCCGCTTAGACACCAATTTAAGAGTACAGAGGAGCATCTAGACACCCTGTTCCATGAGCTAATTCACAGCACCGGTCACCCATCTAGATTAGATAGAAAAGATCTTTTAGAGAACTATGGTCAACATAAAGATGTTAGAGCTCGCGAAGAACTTATTGCAGAGATTGGTTCTGCTATTCTAGCCTCTATGTTTGGAGTCAAAACCAGCATCGAAAATGTTGCTGCTTATGTACAGTCTTGGAAGAGATTCTTGCAAGATGACCCTAGCGTTTTGATGGAAGCTGCCTCTCTGGCAAGCAAGGGAGTGGATCACATTCTTGCTGGCTGGTATGAAGATAATCCAGATGAAGAGTACGATCCTACTAAGAAAACTGAAGTAGAGTCTATGCCTGAAACTCCTATTACCGGAGAAGACGGAACTTCCGGAGGTCTTGGAGGTGGAGTAAACTACCGAATCGAAGGCAACCGAATCTTCTTGATGGGAGACACTTACTCTGTTAAAGATATCATTACAGCTCTATCAATTATTCCTAACGGAAAGAAGATTCCATTCTCGTTTTTCTGGGACAGAAAAGCTGGAAACTGGAGCATCAGCCTCGCTGATCCAGCTGATAGAGTAAAGATTCTTGAAGATCTTAAGGCTGCTTTAAACGGTGGAGGCGGTGGTCCATCCCCAAAACAGGAGGGGACTAGCAAGTCCCCCCAAATTCATGAGTTTGAGCGTAGAATTAAGAAAGTATCTGAAGTAGCTAACCGATCTTTGAGCAGTTATGAGAGAGAAGAGATTAAAACCGCAAGGTATGCTGAGCTAGATATGAGATTCCGATACGGCTATTTAGATCCAGAAGCCCTGGCAAGTCGGTGGCTAGCCTGGGATGTTGATCGTGGGGAGTTAAGTGACTTTGAACTTGAAGAATTTGAGCTTCTTACTAAAGAATGGGACCGAACTCTTGCTAATGCTCTTATGGTAAGAAAACCGGCTCTTGAACTTTTGAAGCAAATTAGACAAGAAAAAGCAAGAAGAAAACGTGGAAAACCTTCTCCAGCAAATAGTATACCGGTCTCTAGCTGGGGAAAAGAAATGACAGGTTGGCCAGACTCTCCAATTAATCTTACAAAAGTTGGTACAAAAGATCTACCTACAGGCTGGAAATATCGACCTGCATCTAAAGCACCTGACATTTTAGCGGAGAAATCTTTTGGAAAACTTCCAAGTGGAAAATTTAGCTACAAACATCATGTGGCTCATAAGTACTATAAATCTTTAGCGAATAAAAATGAGTTAGAGTTTTACGAGCATTCGTCTGGTTTAATTGTTACTTTTGAAGGTGGATTAGCTAAACTATCCGATAATATAAAAAATAGATTCTTACAGAATGCAGCAGAGCTACACAAACCTAATAAAGAAAATGTCGACGGGGATGTGATTATTCGAGTTAATTCAGAAGTAGGAAAAAACCGACGTCGTGAAGCGTGGGCGGCTGACTACAGACACACTGGAGCTAAGCCTTTCGGGAATAGAAACAGTGAACATATGGCTGTATCCACAAATAAAACTAAAATGATTGTAATAGCTACAATAACTAAAATGATTCTTGTTCACGAATATGGCCACCTACTTCGTTTTGCTAATGTCACAGAAATAATTGAACGTATTTCAAGAAGACAAATTACAGTACCTTACTATAAAAAGAATGGGGCAGGAGATTCTTTGATGGGTGCTGAAAAGAGAAGACCTAGAGTTCACTTAAGCGAATACTCTAAAAACAATGCCGACGAGTGGTATGCCGAAGCCTTTACTTTCTGGGTAGATGGCGGAGGAAGTTTTGATTCAACAGGACTAAGTGATTCAGATAAGATTTATATGAATAACTTTGCTAAGGATCAGGGATGGAGGATGCCTCAATGATTATTATTGATGGACATGATTCAGTAGACTATAGCATGCTAGATGACATGACCCTAGCCGTTTTAGCTGAAGATGGTGACGAGGAAGCTATAAAAGAGCTAGTTAGACGTTACCCGAATATTGACGTCCAAGAGAAATAGCTATAATCCCCTATATGACGGCAAATATCTAAGTCTTTACTTAGATTTTTTGCTATACTATATCTAGATTTAATGCCATCTTTGAGGAGCTAACCCTATGGAAAATTACTTAAACCCTGACAAATACACTCCTGAAGATGAAGAGTACTGGACTGCAATTTCGGTTCCAAACCCGGATCCAGACTTTCTATATAATGAAAGTGAAGAAAGCCTAGAAGACTCATCTCAAGAATAAAGACATAGGATATATACATGGACGAAAAGCCTGAAAAAGAGCCAATGCTCACCACAAGTACTTATGACGAGAACGGTCGTCATACCCTTAAAGAGATTCCGTACTCTTCCCTACCGATAGAGAGACTAGCTGACTTGGCACTTAACGGCTCGGTAGAGGCTAGAAAAGTACTGGAAAAACTTTGCGGAGCTGATTTTTTTAAGGATCTTGGATAGTGGATTTTAAAGACATTAACCCATTAGTAGCCGGAATCTTTTCAGATGACGGCGAGTTTACTGCTGCCGAACGTCGCCTAGCAGTTATGACTCAGTGGCGTGACCGCTTCGGCCGCTGGGTTGAGATGGGTAGAGGTCTAAAAGCTGCAGTTACTCTTGGCCGTAAGTGGGGGGTCAATGCTGGCAAAACTGTAAGCGTTGTTGGAAAAATGCTTGGGGCAACTCCTGACGGCAAGTATGCAAGAATGCTTGTTGATCAGGGAGATCCATATTTTGCTGGAAAAATTATCTATATTAAAAACGGAAACGGTCAAGAAATTCTTGCTCGACTTGACCCTGAATATCTGAAAAAACGCGGAATTGTTTTAGGTCAAAATGCAGAAGGAGTTACCGTTGGTGATCCAGATGCTCAAAACGAAGACACCGACTTAATAGTAGAAGATCCTACCGAACAAGATCTAGAAGACGCTAAAGCAGAAGTAGATGACCCAGAAAATTACAAAGAGCAAGCTTCTGAAAGATCAGAGCAGACTCTAAAAGGTTCTGACCTAAATTCTGGAGACATTGTTTATGATGAAGGCTCCGGTCAGTACGGAAAGATATTAAACGTAGAGCCATTAAAAAATGGTAACAAAAGAGTTTTTGTTAGATTCCAAAACGGTAGAAGAGCAATTCTTGATGTTGCTGCTGACCATGAACTTAAGGCTTGGACAAACCCTAACAAGCCTAGAGAAACAGAAGCTGCTCGCCCGGGCCCATCCCCAAAGCAAGAAGGCAACTCGATGTCCCATCTTGGAATCGATCTGCAATCAGCTACCATGGATGCTAATAACACTCGACTTCCAACTCCTGGAGCATTTACTGGATTCTTTAGAAACCTACTAGGTAAAAACAAAAAGTGGTCTGAAGTAGATGACAGAGTTGCCAGCCAAGAAATTACATACTTTGACTTTGAAACAACCGGTATATCTGACTATGACGGTCAAAATATAAAGAATGATCCAATTCAACTTGGTGCAGTAAAAGTTAAAAATGGAAAGATTGTTGGAAGATTCAACGTCTACATCAATCCAGGCAGCAAACTTTCTAAATTCTCTGCAGAAAATCTATTCAGAGATGTTGTAGATGAAAATGGCAATAGAGTTCTAGATGAAAAAGGTAATCCACTATCTACCCTTGTAACACCAGAGTGGCTTGCTCAGCAAATGAGCCCTGAAGAAGCTCTAAAGATGTTCATTGATTTTATTGGACCAAACGCGCTGCTTGGTGGACAGAACGTTCCATTCGATCTAGAAATTCTAAGACGCATGGCTGATGATGCGGGCGTGCAGCTTGATATTGCTGGAACCATCGACTCTAAGGATCTTGCATCGCTTCTACCTAGATACAATCCAGAAAAAGGAATTGACGGTCCTAAAAAGAAGGATAAAGATGGTAATCTCGTACCGAGCTCAAGTCTTGGTCACGTTGCCGAGTTTCTAGGATTTAGTCCTATCAAATGGCACAGTGCGGATGGAGATGCTGAAGATTCTTACAATCTAGTAAGAATGATTCTTGCAAGAGCAGCTAAAGAAGATAATCAAGATCTTAGTTTGCTTGATTTTGACAAACAAGATCAGCTGTACAGAGAAAGAATGGAAGCTTTTAAAAACATTATTTCTCCTTCAACTCCAATAACTGAGGCTCAGATAAATGCTCTAAATGGTTTTGCAGAATCAGATAAGCCGGAGATGTCATCTCTTGCAAAGACCGCACTAGCTGAAGCAAGTACAAGAGGAAAAGCTGCAGAGGCTCTAGCAACCTTGCATGACATGGCGGATAGGCCAAATAATTTAGGTCCCTCTCCAAAAAAAGAAGGCGGAGGTTTAGGCCCTTCTCCAAAAGAAGAAAGGGAAGATGGCTCCCTATCTAAAAAAATTCTTCAAGACGTAGCTAAAATTACAGCAATGGGAAGAAGAATTGGATTAAAAAACGGTAAAAAGCCAAAGAAGCGTAAAAACTATATTCCAAACGGATTTGAAAGAGTTACTTGGGACAAGTATGATGCTAGACGTATACAGATTTTTAAAAATGCTAAAGATCTTGACGAGTTCGCCGAACTTATGTGGGCAGAAATTGATCCAGACAATCCAAAAGTAACAAGAGTAAGAAAAGCTTTAGCTGCTCGTATCTATGAAGATATGAAAGCTATTCAAAACGGAAGAGTAGTTTTAGTCTATGGCCACTATAGAGTTGTCTTTGACAATAAAGAAGCTATAGATGGAAAACTTCTAGATGAGATAAAAGAGTATTTTAATTTCCTAGACCAAATGGGATTCAAGCTTCCAGTAACTGTCAGTTTTCTAAAAAATGGTACTCCATCATTTTTATATCCAGACGGTACTAGAAACATTATTGGAGTTAGTGAGAAGCTGGATGAAAACGGTAATCCAAAAAAGGTACTATTTACAGGTGAAGCCGACATAGATGAAAATGCTGGCTTAATGATTAATCTCTGGGATCAGCTAGGGAATCTAGAAGCAGATGATGAGAGAGAAATATATTTAGGCGGAAATAATTACTCACCTTTCAGGTTTTTGCGCGATAAAAAAGGTAACGTAGTACTAGATAAAGAAGGAAATCCTGTACTAGAAAGAATTCCTCTTTTAATGTCCGTTCTTTTCCACGAAATGGGGCACTTATTTAATAGAGAAAAGCATCAAAGAGAGATTGACGGCCCGGTTTGGGCTAATTTAAAGAGAATGTTTTGGGGTAGTGACGAAGCTCCGTTTAAACGTTTTAATATAGTTCCGGGACATTCTGATGAAAACTTTGATGAAAGAATGGGAGAACTTTTTGGTGCTGCAGCTCTAGGTTTATTTAGAGGCGAAGGAATTCCAGAAGCAGTAGAGTTCTTTATAAAAAATGCAATAATTCCATTTATTGACGTTGAACCTTCAGTATGGAAGCTAGAGCCAGAAGAAATGCTCTACAATCTACTAGAGTCTTTTGCAAAACTTTGGAATCCAAATGACCCGAACGATCCAGCTTATGGTGCTTATAACCATTCTGAGGCTACTAGATTAGTTAAACTTGCTAAAAAATTAAAGATAACTGACTTCGAGGGTCTTATGACTAAGATCCAAGATTTCTATGATACTGAACGTAAAAAAGGTAAGAACGGTCTTCTCAATGGAGATAAATCTAGAGCTATCACTTTTAAAAGAGGTATCGAAGACATAATTAGAGATTTCTCTGGATCTAAAACTAAGCCAAAAGAAACCGGCAAGTCTAAAAGACCGGCTCGCGCTCCGGTAGGATTTAAAAAACCTGAAGATATTAAAGTTGGCGATGTTCTATACGATAAGGATGGAAATCTTCACGGTAAGGTTGTAAACGTTTGGAAAGATAGAAACGGTAACTACAGCTATGAAGTTTTAGCTCCTGACTACGATCCAGAAATTCACAACAAGGATCAGCACCAAGGCGTTATTGAGTACAAAGTTCATAAAGATGGAGTTGTATTTACTACTAAAGACGGAGCTAATATTGCTGCTGATGATTTACCAGAAGTTGCATATCCCCTCCCCAAAAAATTAGATTCTAAAAACTCTAGTGGTAAAAAAGCTCAAAATATAAAACCTGGCGATGTTTATCAAAGTCCAAACGGTCCGGCCGAAGTTATAAACGTATTCTTAAATGGAATTGATTCTAAGAATCAGCCAGAAGAAGTAATAATTGTGCATATCGACCCTAAGACTGGCGAGATTAAACACGAAGTTGTGCCATATAACTCATTTAAAAAAGTTCTAAAACCTACCGGTCCTTCTGGAGATGGAGATGGAGAGGGTGGCGAAGGTCGAGGAGGAGCAAGCGACCAGGATGGTCAAGGAGATGGAGATGAAGGAGGCCGCGGTGGCCGAGGAGGCCGAGGAGGCCGAGGAGGGACAAGCGGCCAAGACGATCAAGATGAAGATGGCGATGAAGAAGATCCACTGGTAAAAGCTGTACGAGATCTTATTAGAGGCAAAATGTTTGCAGCCTTTATTAGTCCTAACCCTGATGAGTTTGAAGAAGGTATGGATCGTATTGCAGATGAAATTATGCAAAAAATAGCAGAGCTGGGGATAAAAGATTATAAAAAACTTTATGACTTTTTAGAGCAAAATATGGAACCTCTGGGTGTTGACAGATGGTATACATCAGGGTTGGATGAACTTTATGATCTACTTGAAGAGTTTGCTAAAAAAGGATCCGAAGCTGATGGATCTGGTACAGACGATCAGAGCGGCCGTTCTGGAACTTCTCCTGCAGGCAAATATCAAGATGTAGATCCAAATAGAGAAGTTAAAGATGCAAATGGAAACATTATTAAAGCTGGAGACCTTGTACAAATAGATGGAACAGATATAAGACTCTACGTTCGTTACGTTGAAGACGGGTATGATTACAAACTAAAAGAGTACTATGGCCACTTTGAAGGCCACAAGCTGGTAGAAAAAGATGGAAAGATTTATGTTGTTCAGGTTTCTGCGTTTGACAAAAATAAAATAGAAGAAATCTATGAAATTAGTAAAGTAGTAAGAAGTCCTAAAAATGGATCTCCAGATGACATAAAAGCTAGGGAAGCAATTAGGAATGAGCAATTTAAAGGTGTAAAAAATAAGCTCTTCAACGCTTTTATTAAACGTCATAGGGAAGAAAATCCAAATATGGCCGAAGAGGTTATTAAAAAACTTGCTGAAAGAGACGTTTATACAGTTATAGATGAACTTAAAAAACTTGGCTTTTTTGACTACGGTCTTTTTAATGGAGAGTTTGAAGATTTTACTTGGCACATGTACTATAACAGAACAAAGGATGGAAAATACGGACCTCCTATAAAATACAGAACTGTAGAAGATGCTATAAACAGAGCAAAGGAATATGTTAGGGAAGAAGTTTCTACTCCGGAATCGACGGCTCCAACTACTACCGAAGATTCAGCCTTAGGAAACGGTACCGTAAAACCAGAAACTGTCCGAGGAGAAGAGTTTCTTCAGGTAGATCATCCAAAGCCTAAAACTCCAGCCGAGACCGATCAAGACAAAATCATTGACGAAGGCTTTGAGATTGAAGACCTTGGAGAAGAACCTCCACTCGGCCCGTCTCCTAAAAAAGAAAAGGGAGGCGAAGATGAAGAGGGAGAGGGCGAAGATGATGCCGCAGTCCCAGTGACAGACGAAGATATTGCTAACTTTGGTAAGGGTTCAAAAGTCACAATTCTTTGGTACAACAAAGACTTCTCTAAACCTGGAGCTCGTTTAAAGATTACGTTTACCAGAAAAGCTGATGGAACTCTTGACAAAAAGATAGAAGAAATTCAATGGAAGCACTGGGACGGAACTATTTCTGGAGATATTTATGGTCCATCAGATGTTTTAAATTTAGAACTTTATGGAGGTACTTCTGAAAAAGAGTATTTTAGAAAAACTTTTGAATTTTATAGCAAATTTTTAGTAAAAAGAAATGAAGAATACAACAACAATGAGCTCCCTGGGCAGTTTCCGCACTTCTTTAGAAAAGATAAAAAAGAGAAAGATACTTACATTTTTAGGGTTGTAAAAAATGCTAAGACCGGTAAGTGGGAAGCCAAGAGAGATCAAAAGATAGATCTTGAAAGAAAACCTCCTTTTGGTGCAACTATTCAGCACGACGGGGAAAAATGGGTTGCTACTCTATACGATCCTAAAGGCAACGTTGCCTCAACCACCGAAGTTCCAGGGGCACTTGATGACAGCTCGGCACTAGAAAAAATTGTAAACTTGGCCAACGTCGAGCTTGCCAAGAAGTACAGAGAATTGAGAGCTCCTAAAGCAGGAGCTAAACCTACACTAACTGATCAAAGTGGTTTTAGGGTAGGAAGTAACGGATTCCCTCTTCCAGATGACGTTGAAGAGTTTACTGTTGGAGGAGAACCTAATCAGTATCCTGAATATGCTATAAACGGCCAACTGGGTGCAGACATATTTAGAGAGGCAATTGTAAAGGTAGTTGATGGCAAACGCTTTGGTGCTAAAATTCTTTATATAAAGGGGGAAAATCACAACCACTGGTATGTAGGTCTTATTGATAAAAACTTTGGGGAGGCAGTTGCTAGAGGAAATAATATACCGACAAATGATGCTTACACCACAGTTAAGGGGGATATTAATGACCCTGAAGTTTTTAAAAAAGCTATTGAAGAAGCAAGGAAACTCATCGACAATGCCGTAGCTAAAAATGGTGGCAGCAATACTCCATACACTTACGTCGATCGACCAATAAACTCTCTCGATGATATTAGAGTAGACGACTATCTAGTTTTTATAACTTCGTATCCTCTTTTTATTAATCACAAAGGCACGGAGCATGAAGAAAAGTCTTTATCCGGTATTAGTGGAAAAGTAATTTCCATTGGTAAAAATAAAGATGGAAATAGAATCTTTAAAGTTCTAAATAAAGATGGAAAACAAAAAACTTACACGGATAAACAATTAGATCATATAGGAGGTGCCGTTAGATTCTCTGACGATGACCCTACAATTGCTCTAAATCAAGTCGAAACAAAAATTGACGACAGTTTTGTAGATCTAAAGGACATAACTCCAAAAAACAGCGAGGGAGACGATTTTAAACTTGGTTGGAATATAAAACCTCCTGGAAAAAAGAGTTTTGGAGATGTTCCAATAGAAGGTGCGGAATTCTGGGGTAAAGTTTACTACACGTACGCCGGCGAAGGCTATGCTCTTGACGGAATTAGTGTCTATTTTGAAGACAAAGATGGTTATTACAGAGAAACAAAGCTCTATGGCTACTATAAAGATCCCGAACTTATCGCTAAAGCTAAGCAATGGTTAGCTCAGCAATATGAGATCTGGAAGGATCCTGCCCGTAGAGAGGCTACCGAAGGTACTACTGCTGACGGGCACAAGCCAAAGGCTGGGGATACCCTCTATGTGGTTGATTATAAATCGGATGATGTAAATGGACGAATTATAAAAGTAACTTTAGATAAAGGTTTAGTAGAATCTGGTGAAGAGATTAAACCCGGAGAAATTTATATTTCTTATGATGATACTTATCGGAATTTTGATATTACAGCAAAAGATTATAAAGGACTTCTTTTATTAGGATACGGGAATTTAATAGATGCATATAAAGACGAGAATTTAGCTAAAGAAGAATTACAAAAAAGAGTTAATAACAAAAAAGAGTTAAAAGAAAAATATGGTCTTAAATTTGATTCAGACAGTTGGCCTGACTACATTTTGATTCAGCAAGAAGCTCGTAAGAAGGCTTACGAAGAAGCTAAGGCTCTTCTTGACCAGGCTGCCGCTGAGAAGCGTGACTTGTCTGGTGAAGAACAGAAAACTTACGATCGTCTCATGGCTGAAATTAACGAGGCTGAGTGGCTTATTAAGCGGTATAAAGCACGTGTTACACCAAAAGATTTTGGAATAAAATCTATAAAAATATCTGACTTAAAAGTTGGAGACATTATAATAACATATAACGATAGTAGACTCGTTGAGGAAATTAATTTTACTAATGACGGCAAAGTTAATATCCTACTTGCTGAACTTCCCCATAATGCAATCTCTCCAGATACTAAGAGTGTGGATATCGATCTGGATCAAATGGACAGAATAGTTATACTTGTTAGGGAAGAAGAAGAAGAAGAAGAAAAAGAAGAATTTGAAGTAAAATCTATAAAAATATCTGACTTAAAAGTCGGGGACGTTGTAGTTACACCTACCGGTAATAAAACCGTTAGATACATTAGTCTTCACGACGACGCCAAGATGAGCATTCTGTTTACAGTTGGTAAGGGTATGAATGTTGATCTGGATCAAACAGACAGAATAAATGTACTTGTTAAAAAAGAGCCAGCCTCTTCAGAACGTTCAGATGTGCCACCCCTGATTGATTCAGATCTTTGGGACAAACTTGACGATAATCAGAAGCAAATAGTACAAAATTATATAGAATTCCACAATTATTTTATGGGGACACATGGTCGACCTGGAATGGGTACCACAGGTGCAAACTTTATGTCTCTAAACGATAGAGCAGATTTATTTGAGCGATTTAACAGATTAGCAAAAACTTTTGGTTGGAAATGGAATAACCATGAGCCAACTCCAGAAAATACTGAAGCAGAAAATAAATCTGCAGAAATACTAAGAAACTATCCTAGAGGAATTCCATCTGAGAAGTTTGATCCAACCGATGAAGAAGTTAGGTTGAGAGAAGAAGCTTATAAATTAACGAATCTAAGAGGAGACTATGAAAATCAGAATGCTCTTTATGATCTAGCCGATTTCCTTGAAAAACAGGGGAAGAGTGTAGAAGCTGACGAAGCACGTCAAGCTGCAGATAAATTAGCTAAACAAATTCTAGAAGAATCTGAAGAAGAAGATTCTAAAAAAACTAAAATTGTAAAAAAAGAAATTAATAGTGCTTTTAGTAACAAATCTAACCTTGCTTCAGAAGAACACAAGGAACTAAAAGAATCTTTAAAGGAAAAAGGTTTAATTCTATTTAAAAATATACTTGACGTTGCTCCTGGAGATTACGTATTAGCTAAAAGATCTTTGTTTTATCCAGAATCTCACAAAGATGAACATTTAAATAACCCTGAGCAATCGGAGCGGGAGTTTAGAAAAGTAGTAGAAGTAGAGTTTAATCCGCTTAGAGATAATTTTAGACCAATATTTGAAGACGGCTGGGTTACGAACTCTAGCCGTAGGTCTGATAGTATTTTAGTTTTAGGTCCGGACGCATTTGAACCTGAAGAATCTGAAGAACCTGAAGAACCTGAAGAATCTGAAGAATCTGAAGAAGAAGAGAAAGAAATTACCGACAAAACTGCTCTAGCCAACATTGAAGCTTGGAAGCAGTTTGCAGAGGAATATAAAGAGTACGAACGTATTAGAAAACAAAAGAGTACTAAACGAGAAACTAAACGTAGAAAAGATGAACTAGCAGCCAAGTACCCTTCATTTGCTCTTTTTGAAAAACTCAAAGATTTTAGAGAAGTATTACAGGAACCTTTGTATGCAGGATCTCCCGATCTTTCTGATGAAATGAGGGAAGCAACTAAAAATAGAATAAATAAACTAAAAGATGCCTCTAGCCAAGTAAATAGATATGTTAGGTACGGTTTACAAAGTGGAGAATACTCCCCGGAGGACCCTTTAAAGTTTAATTTTGACAATTTATTTGCAGAAGTTACAGAAAAAGATGGAATTTCTGAAGAAAAAATTGATGAAGCAGTTGAATCATCTCCTGTAAATTCATCGAACTTAGTTTTGAAAACAAAGGGTGGCGCAATTGATTTAAGTAGTCTCAGTCTAGTTAATAGAGGAAAACTTAGGTCTCACCTAGAAAAGTTAACTAGATGGAATGGCGAGATCATGACTAACCAAGAGTTGTACCAAAGGGTTGCTCTTGGAAGAAGAAAGTCGCAAGGATTAAAAGACGTTCAAACTATAAATGGCAAAACCGTTTACAGCTGGGGACCAGTAAAATACTACTTAATTACTAGTGAAGATGGTAGTACTTTTATAGACGTTCCTAAAATGATTTACGATCTGTTCAAACCAGACAGCGAAGATCCTTTAATGGATCAGGATGCCACTGCAGAAGTTCAAGAAAAGAAGATGAGGGAGCACTCAGCTAAAGTTTCTGAGGCCGAAGCTAAAAAACTTACTGAAGAAGAAATTAAATCTGAAGATAGTTTAGAAAATAAAGAGCAGTTTAGAGAAAAACTTGAAAATATTGTTGAAGAGTTTAGACTTGAAAGCGGATCTAGCAAAGCTTCATTTAAAGCTGCTGCTAGAAAAATGTACGACGAGCTTAAAAACATCAATCAAAAGTTTAAAGATAATGACGATGAACTCGAGATTCTAAGAGAAATTTATGATGCTAACATCAACGTTCTTGGAGACATTCAAGCTGCAAAGAATGAACAGTTTGGTCCTTCTCCTAAACAAGAGAGATCTGGTAAAACTGAAACTAGTACTTCGAAGATTCAAAACGATGTTGCTGAAAGAGAATTGTTTGAAGGCTCTATTCAACAATCTGACGTAGATGCTATAGCTATGGATTCAGATACAAGACCTTCATCTATGAAGAGAATTACAGCTACAAGACTATTAAGATACATGCCTAACGTTGATTTAAAGAAACTACTTAAAGCTGCGGCATCCCAAAAAAATGTTGGAAAAATAGATTTAGATAAAGAGCCTATTTACAAATATATGACTGAAGGGTCTAGATTAGAGATATTTGTTACTAGAGTTGATTGGACTAGTAGAAATGGCTACATTACAAAAGAAGACTTTTCTATGTCTGAATTAGCTATGGAAGAATTTGAAAAAGCGTTAAATACTGATTTAACCAATCTAAAAAAAGGTGATTCTATAGTTCTTAAAAAAGCAACTGAAGGATATCTATTCAGCATTCCTCAAATAGAAGTACTGAAAATAGATGGAAATCTTATTAATGCAGTTTTAGATTCTAAAGGAATTGTATCTGAAGCTGCCCTTTCGTCTGAAGAAATTTTAGATTTTATAAAAAATGACCTGGGAATGTCAACTATGAAAATGTCAGAGGGTCAAAGAAAACTTCACACTTATACTCCACTTTCTGGATCTAAAGAAGAAGATCTAAATGATATTAAACTAGTTGCAATTGGACATTTAGTAAAATTATGGGCAGTAACGTCGAACGACATGAGCATAAAATCTCACGCTATGCAAGACCTTGTTTTTAGAATATTTAAAATGAGTAAGGGAACGTACTCAAATTGGGACTTTTTACCCGAAGGTTCTGGACAAAAAAGTCCTTACAACAGCAATGAAGAGTTTTTAGCTGCTGTACAGGATGCCATTGATGCCGAAATTAGAGAAAACGGAGATATCTACATTCGATTCTTAAATGCTATGTATAACTCTACTCAGGATGCATTTAAAGAATCCGGTGTCGATTCTATTGTTGTTTATAGAGGTACAAACTTCTCTGAGCTTCAGGCCATAGATCCATCAAAAAATAGAGATTTAGAAATAGAGTTCCAAAACGAAGGAAAGTCTCCGGTTAAAAAAGATGAAACTAGCAAACGTAGTAATAAAATATTTAAAGCTTTTTCAAGATTAAGACCGATGTCTTCTTGGTCAACAAGTACTGTTGTTGCTCAAGATTTTATAGCTAAAAATGCAACTAAAATGCCTGTTCTTTTAGGTATGAAAATTCCTGTAGAAGATGTTATTGCTTTCCCTGGAACAGGCTTTGGATCAGATCAAGAAAAAGAAGTAGTCGTTCTTGGTGGAAGATTAAGAGAAACATTGTTCAAGCTTCCTGAAATTCTAGATAAAGGATTTACAACTGAAGAAGACATGGATTTTGTGATGCAAGTAGCAGGAAAAGAATCTACTCAGATTGCAGATGGTAAGACTGGACTTATTTCTACGTCTGACCAAGATGAGTTAATTTTTGACATTCTTGGCGGAGTAAAAATTGGTCCTTCTCCTAAGCAAGAAAGACAAGCTTCAATTCCATCTGTAGATCTTGACACAAGTGAAGAGTCTTCTGACTGGATAAAGACTATCAGCTGGGATCTCCCAACAAATAGCTCAGAATTTTTATCTATGTTTGAATCAAGACAAGATTTGTCTAGGTTTATGTCTAGGCCAGCTGCTGAAGGTATGCCTAATGAAATGTCAAGACGAATCTGGCAAGATTCTGATTCTTACTTTGAAAATAAAGGCCCGTCTCCAAAGGAAGAAGGCGGGAAAAAGCCTAAGTATCTCCCAGAACCATTCGACCCAACTGACCCATTTTTCGATCTCGAGCAGTTCTATAACTATGACTACACCAAAATGCCTGACGGTACTCCGTTTGATTGGAAGGACCAGCAACTTATGGACGTTGCTGAAGATAAAATTAAGAGCGCTGGCAGCGGTGTTTTAAGAGATGGAGCTATATCAAATAGAAGAAGCGTATATCAAGGTATTATTGCAAAGCCAGACGTAAATTCTAGAACCAACGTCGAGACAATTAAAAATCAAGTCAATTTAATTGATCAAACCCCTGCTAATAAGTTTAGTTCTGCGGGTGAAGCTCCATTCTCACTATTCGCAGATAAAACTCCATATAAACAATATATTGATGAATTCACAGACAAATATGGAAGAGAGTATTGGATTGTTACCAGCACGCTAGTAGGTTCTGACGTAGATGTTAGAATATATGATAAATCAAAAGTTAGTTTATCTGACATAGAACAAGATTCAAAAAAGTATTACTGGATTTCAGAATTAACTGTAAAAAATAATCAAATATCAATGGTCCTTACTTTAGAAAACTATGCAAGACGTGGACTAGCTACAGCTGCCCTATACACTGCAAGACAGAGATCTAATCTATCTATTCAGCACTCGAGTACCCTTACTAAACGAGGTTTTGCTTTCTCAAATTCTGTAGATCAAGCTGATCCTAAATTACACACTCATTCAAAATCTATAGAAATGCAAGAAACCACCGCTATAGCAAGAAACCTTAATAAAGGTCCATCTCCAAAACAAGAAAAAGGATACTTACCCGAGCCATTCGATCCATCTGATCCAAATGTAGATCTTGTAAAAGTTTTTAACTATAGCCCAACTACTCTGCCTGACGGTACCCCGATGAGCAAAGATCAAATTACACAGCTTGAATACTACGAAGAAAGAGAAAAAGAACTTAAAAAGGCTTTAACAATCTGGGAAGAAGATTCTTCAAACTATTTATCTGCAAAAAAACTTTTAAAAACCAATGTCGAGATGAAGATTAGAAGGTTTCTTGGTATTGCTTCTAAACCTAATCTAAATTCAAAAACAAACACTGACACCATATCTAAAAGATTTGACAACGGTGAATTTGAACCAAGTAACGAAGTAGTAAATTTTGTTCCGGGTGAAGATGATAGAATTCAAAGATATGCAAATAGATACACCGATAAGTATGGTAGAAAATATTTAATTATAACTGACGTCAATGATATGCTTGAAAGATCTTTTTCTGCCGTAATTGATATAAACAATAAAACTGAAAAAGAAATAGAAAACCTTCTTGAACTAGATTATAATTACACTCCTTACGGTAATACAATGGTCTCGTATGTTCGTTTTCAAAAAGAGGAAGAAGAACAAAAAGAAAACAATAGGCTTACTATTTCAATTATGTACACAAATCTGCCGTACCAAAGAAGAGGGCTTGCCACAGCAGCTTTATACGCAGCTAGACAGTACATTCCCGGTAAAATATCCCACAGTTCCGTACTATCGGAAATGGGCTCAGCATTTTCTTTGAGTGTAGATTCTAATCCAGATGATCACATTAACCCGGATTCTAAAGAAATCTTGAAGCAGAAGGGCCCTTCACCTAAGAAAGAACTTTCATTCCAAGACACGGGCGGAGACGATGAGACTGTAAATCCAACTGTAGGTAATATTCTTAGAATTCAAAAAGCTGCTCTTTCGCGTGCCGTAAAGAAAAAATTTATAAAGAACAACCCGCTTAAAGAGTGGAAGAATATCCCAACCGATAACTGGAATTTGGCCTGGGAAATTTGGAATTATGAGTTAGTTCCGAACGGAGAAGTTGACCTAAAAATTGCTTCAGCTTCACTAATTGGATCGGAAATGAGATCTTCTGCAAAAAACATACTTAGGTCTATTGCTTGGACAGAAGAAGATGAGAATATCTGGATTCTTGATGGAGTTACAGATATTATGGCGGAAAATGAAGACGAGTCTAGTGACTATGACTTAGTTATGAGAGCTTTCTCAACTAATTTAGGTAATTTAAATGAAGACTCTTTGCTTCTATTTATGTCTAATGAAGAGAGCTCTTTGTACCTCTATTCCATGAGAGACATTCTTAAAGTTGAAGATAGTAAGTACAATGATGAGAAAGATGAAGACAATAGAAAAATATATTCGCCTGAAGAACTTTCAAAAATTTTAAAGCGGTACACTAATAAACTGTCTGACGACATGCAGCTTATATCCGAGCAAGACCCTAATGTTAACGAAATTATGAGAAACGCAGGAGCTGCAATTTTTATTAAGCAATGGGCTCTTTCTTCCAATGATGAAATGATTTCGCAAGCTTTACAAAAAGCGGCTGCTGAAGAATTTGATATGGAAGACGGGCTATGGACTGATTGGAAGTATAAACTTTCTAAAAAAGAGCCCGAGCAAAAGCAAAGAGCTCGTATAAAAGCAAGAGATGAAGATCTAGAATCTCTCTACGATTCTAATTTCCAGGTATATCGAGACTTTATTAGAAGTATGTACAAGGTCACTCAAGAATTTATAGAAGATCTTGGAATTGAGTACGTTAGAATTTATAGAGGCACCGGAGTAGATGAAATTGATAGCGTTGTAGGAGATGAAAACTTTAATTCTTCTGGCGTAGGAATGATAAACGTTGTACAAAGACCTCTGTCTTCCTGGTCATTTGATTCAAATACTGCCCTAGGATTTGCGGCAGCTACTGAAGAAAATGAGTTTAGAAATCCTTTGCTTATAGCTACTTTAGTTCCAGCAAGCCAAATACTTTCTGTGCCCGGTACAGGATTCGGATCTGTTAGGGAGGGAGAAGTTGTTCTTTTAGGAGGCTACCCAAGAAAAGTTATGGCAGCAACTATGAAGAATAGTACTGATTCTGAATCTAAAGAAACTGGTAGCTGGCTCGCCGATGAAGTAGTTTCGCGAGATCCTGTTAGTCAAAGAGACTTTTTCTTAAGAAAAGCTCTTCCAGAAATTGATAAATATCTAAATGATCTAAAACAAAATGAATCTTCATCGATAGACTTGCTTAACCACAACTCTGGTGTAGATCGTAAAGGCCCGTCTCCAAAGCAAGAAAGAGGATCTTTTGAACGTGATCTTGACTCTCTACAGCAAGCATATATGGAAGAAAATGATCCAGAATTAGAACTTGACGAAAACTCCGAGACCACATTCCCAAGAATTGGTATTGGACCGGAAAACAAGGTAATTGGATACGTTAAACCTAAGATTCTTAGAGCTATGAAGGGGAACAACACTGAAGCAAAACCTAACTATAGAATAGGTGTTGAAGATGGCATTCTTGAACCTATTAGAGTTGCTTATGATCCAGAAAATGATCTAGCTGTAGTTGTAGAAGGAAACCACAGAGTTAAAGCTGCTTTGGATGTTGGAAGAAAGTATGTACCTGTATTTGTTGTAGTTCAATCTGGTATACCTACAGATCCAAAAGAATACGAAAATGGATATAGTCCTAAAAAACTACAAAATGCAGATAAGTCTAAAGTTTCTGCTTACCCAAATAAAATAGCAACTGCGCACCCTATTTACGTATTTAATAGAGAAGACGTTCTAGCTCCGGGCATTGAGCCAGAACCGCTGAATATTGATGACACTAAGGAAAACTATGACTGGATCAAGGGGCCTTCTCCAAAAGAAGAGTCATCTCTTTCTTCCTTTAAGATTAATGAAGAACTAAAAAATCTTGCCGGAGCAGTAATTGTTGCAAATAAAGATGTAAATGCTCCAGAAATTTTTGATGATGCATCTGATTGGAAAGCCGAAAATGTTATTCCAAAAGAGTATGCATCTATAGACGATGAGCAATATAAAGAAATTATAACCTGGCTAGCATACTTACTTAAGGGAAAAACTCCTCCGTACCCTAGTCCAAAAATTGAGACATTCTTAGTTCTGCATATCATTCCTTTGTTAAAGAAAGCCGATCAAAAAGATATTAGACTTTCTTTTGGCCACAGATATAAAAATTCAAAAAATGGTATTGAAATAGAAATTACACGTCACATAAACAACCCTAATTTCTATGCAGGCAGAACTAACGTTGGCAGTTCATTTAGGCCTGTATCAGATGAAATGATTAAAACTTTTGCAACTAGATTAGATGCAATTGTTGATAGACTTCCTTTCTCTATAGACAACACTAGATTTATACTGACGGCTCAAAAAATGGATCCAATGCTAACGCCTGAGGATCAAGATGATCAAGGTTGGGCTATATTAAAAAGAGCTTATGCTTCTTATCCGCGTATAACTATTAATGCTTCGATTCTTTCGGCTATGCTAGACGGATCTAGACCGGATCTTGCGCAAATAAAAAATGAGCTATCTGACAATGTTATTCCTGGAATAGACCACGTAGAATCAACAATTGCTCACGAAATAGGTCACTACCTACATCAACGGGGAATAATTAATTTTAAAAGTATTGAAGAAGTTTCACAAATAGAGTACTTTATGATGGCGTATCCTCTAACAGAATATGCCGGAACAGACGTCTCTGAATATATTGCTGAAGCTTTTGCTGGAATGATGATTTCTGAAGACGGCATTGGTAAATACCCTGAAGTTGCAGAGTTTATAAATTCACGAATTGAAATGTACAATCGCAAAAAAGCTGCTCAGGAGTCCTCTGGACCTTCTCCTAAGCAAGAAAGATCGTCTGACGCTCCGGACAAAGAAGCTATTGTAGCTGCAGTTAATGAAATTATTGCTATCCACGATATTCGTATGGGCAAAAAGTACCATCCATACGGTACAAAACGGTATGACGAATATGATTCGTCTAAATCATTTAATAAGCATAAACTTCCTATTGACAATATTATGTCGATACAAGCTGCTAAAAGAACGGCTCCTATTCAAAATTCTGCCCGTGCAAAACATATAAATGATAAAAGAGTTTACATACCTACCCAAAAAGCAACGGACTTAAAAAATAAAATTACCGCACTTGGTAATATGGTATTAGATAAGGTTAAAAAAGTAGTTGAAGATAGATTGAGAAGCGAAGGACTACTTCCAGAAGGTATAGATGTAGATCAGCATAGAGCTGAACTAATTCTTTTAATCCGTGAAAAGTCTAAAGTTATACAATCTAAAAAAGAAAAATTTAAAGCAGCAAAAAACGATTTAGTAGAAAATGCATTTAAAAATCTTTCTCCAGAAGATCTAGAAAAATTTTTTGAAGAAGTGCAAGATGATCCAGCTATTTCCAGATTTAATGATTTAATAAAAGAAAAACGTTTTGACGAGGTAATGAAAGTCTTCCAAGCAGAATCTTGGGAGAATGACGGTTTCAATTCAGAAGGTTTTAAAGAAAAATACGGAGATATTAAGGCTTTAGATACTGGTGCAAAAAAGAGTGAATGGATTCCGGATGCAAAAGATGAAGCTAGACGTTCTAGATCTGGAATCAGAAGGGTCAAAGGTAAATGGGTACTTGTAGATGATCCTGAACTTATAGGTTCGAAGAATTTTTATTATTATGGCGGCCCTACAGTGTACGAAGCTTTAACCGTTATAGCTACTAACAAGGGCTATCTAGATACATCTGAATTAGAGAAAATGGCTGCAGAATTGAAATCTCTAAGGGAAGAAGCTTTTGCAATTCAAAATCCAAAAAAGTTTGCTAAAAAAGTTCATGAATATGTGGCTGAAGAAGTTAAAAAATCTTTACAAGATTTAGGAGTAGAATTTGATTCAGTTGACATGACTAAGACTGTCGGTAAAACAAAGCCTGTAGTCTCATACAATCGTTACGGAAACCGCACGGATGGTGTAGTAGAAGACTATTACGATCTTACTGACAAAATTAGAGAAGAATTTGAAAAAGCATTAGACTCTATACCTAAATCCGTTCTTACTTCTATTAAAGAGTATATAGATTCTAGAGGTAAGGTTTCCGGTTCTACATGGCCAGTAAAAATTGGAATTAAACCTTCTGAAGCCAGAGCTCACATATATACGGCTAGGGAAACCGGAAGTAAAATTATCAGAGGAAGCAGTCATTCAGACTTTTTACATGAAATATGGCATCTAGTTCAAGAAGTAAACGAAGATATTAGAGCAATTGAGCATGCTTTTACGTATGATCGAATTAAAAATGATGACGGTACTGTAAAACCTGTACTTGAAATACCTTACGTTAGTGACACTAAATCAGATGATGGATCTAGTAGTTTTTCTGATGCAAATATAGTAAATCCTTATATTTTAAAGCAGTATAGGCCACGCAGAAATGAAAAAAATATCAGGCTTTTCTCCATGGGAGAAGATGCAACTGAAGTGTTTACTAATGGAATGGATGATTTATTTGGTGGTGAAGACATTGGTAAATATACTACCCCCGATGGAATTACTGTAGTCACGGGTAAGGGTGGAAGCAGAGAATACTATAAAGATCCTCATATGGATATTGCTACTGGCATTTGGTATACTGACGATACTATGACTAATATGATTGATCCTAAAAAAATAACTGGAATTTTTGGATTAGATAGTACTAAACCTATTGACTGGGACTTTAAGGCACTAAGCATAGGAATGCTATTAGCTTTGGTAGATTTGGAGAATAACTAGTGGAAGAATTAGATATAGATTACGATGCTCCCATAGATCCCTGGACTTTTTCCATTGAAGGAGTTCAATGTTCTTGGAGTCCAGAATACCCCTACATATCCTCTGATGAATCCGATGTTGGAAATACTATAATACAAAATATAAATAATTTTCTAGATATGGATGAGGAGGATGATTTGAAAGAAGAAAGAATAGTAGTTCCTCCCACTGGCCCGGATCTTTTAAATTCAACTGCATCCCCCTACTCAGTTTTATTTGCAATTATGGCTATTTATGGAGATACTCCAGAGCTTATATCTTTTTCAGAAAATGCGCCAAAATGGACTGATATTGATCCGGTCGAGCCTGGGTCCGAAGATGAAGACATATATAATTAGGAGTGCCATGGAAGACAATAAAGATATTATAGAAATAGTAGTAGATACTTTTGACCCTAAGTTAGGTCCAAAAAAGATCTCTTTAAATTTAAAAACGGCTACTATGAAAGAACTTGAACCATACATAGATGCGGATCTCAGAATTAAAGAAGCTTATGGAAGAAAGTTTTTAGATAGTTTATATAAAAAATAGACTAAATAATACTACTGCTACAATAGAAGGGCATTAGTGCATTATATTAGCCTATGTAAATATTGTCGTTCCGTACGGAGGATTACATTTAGATGTCAGATTCGGAAAATACCCCAACGTTCTCTGGTAAAGACGGATCTCTAGCCCTCTTTACCTATGAGAATAGAGGCGTGGTTATTGACACCGAAGTAAATCTTGTTGTTGAAACCGGCCAATCTGAAGACTTGCTATCATCTAGAGAGTGGACCAACCAAGACGATTCTTTTTCAATAAGTCTTTTAGAGCTTGCAAACGGTGCATTGATTGACCTAGATCTTAAAATTACAGCCGCTGCTAATAGACTTTACACAATTCCAAAAGGCGCTCAAGCCGAAGCTAAAAAAGCACTTGAATGGCGCAAAGAGCATAAACGTGGCGGTACCCCGGTAGGTCTAAATACTGCTCGAACCCTAGCTCGCGGTGGGCAGATAGGCTTACAAAAAGTTCGTCATATCGCGAAGTACTTCCCTCGTCACGAGGTAGACAAACAGGGTAAAGGCTGGTCTCCAGGCCAAGACAACTTCCCGAGCAACGGACGAATCGCGTGGGCGCTGTGGGGCGGGGACACCGCTTGGCGTTGGGCCCAGGCTATCGTTGAACGTGAAAATAAAGCAATGAAGGCAGATGGCTACATCGAGCCAGATTTGTACTCTTATTTACCAAAAAACAAGTACGATGCGGATGTAGAAGATTTTACTAAATCATCATATCTAGATCCTATTTCTGCTCCAGACTTTATAGCTAGAGTTCGTATGGACGGCTCTGGTATAGATCGACTATATAAAATTGTCGAGACTGGAGATGTATACGTCTGGGATGACGGACAATGGGACAATCTTGGAAACATAAATGGCACTATCTGGGACTACGACAAGCAATTAGATGATGATGAAGACTACACTGAAAAAACTCACATAGCGGTTGATCCAGATTCTGCAATTATTATTTCTGCTCGACTTCAACAAAACCCTTATCAATGTGTGTCTATTGCTGATATTGATGCAGATGAAGCAATGCTTGCAGCAGAAGCTTACCAAGAAATTGATATTGAACTTCTTGACAAAACTATCACCGCAGCCGGTGAAGATCCTATTGGATCTAACGTCTACACTCCAGAAGAACGAGCTGAAAATGCTCAGAGGCAGGTTAGAGATAGAGGCGGAAAATTTGCTCCTCAGGGTGCATCAAAAGATGCTACTAATCCGGTAGCCGAAAGGATGAAAAAAGAAGCTCCTCCACTAGGAGATTTCTCTCATCCGTTGGACACAGCTGGAATTCTTGGAAGACCTAGATCTCCAATTGATAGACCTAGAGCTTTGATTAGAGGAGATCTTCCGTCTATGACAGGAAATGACCTGCACAATCTGCTTTACGACTGGGCTGGCTGGGTGGACTCTCAGCGTGCTGTAGCAGGAGAACCTTCTCTAAGAGGTATTCAAAGTTCTGGAGAAGAGAAAGAAGAAACTTCTTCCGAAGCAGTTTATGACCATCCTCTCCTTAGAAAATGGATTAAGTCTGTAAATGAGCCTAAGAAAACTCAATCAGAAAACGAAAGCGATTCTTGGGCAAAGCCTGTAGTAGCTGCAACTGAGCCTGATAAGGGTTATCAGATGACCCCAAAAACTTCGGACGTAAAACCAATCTATTTGGCTGTAGTTGCTCAAGATGATCCAAGAGCTGTATTAAATCTTGTTGCAATTGTTCCGGAAAGCTCTGTATCTCCAAAGCCAATGACTTATGTTCGTAAAGAAGGTAAGTGGGTTAGAGACCCTAGAGTTTTGAATGACTTTAAATCTGCAACCCCGCCTCCAGTAGTACCTCTTGACAAAGCAACATTGAACGATGTTCTTTTGCAAGTTGACGAGTCTTCCGAGCCGGTAGCCGCTTCTGCTTCATTTGATTTGGACCACGTTTTGACAGTTCTGTGGGGTCCATCTGCTGTAACTTCAGCCGGAGGATTGGATCGTAATAGAGGTAAAGCGGAAGAGCTTAGACGTTACTGGACTGTTGGTAAAGGTGGATTAAAAATCCGCTGGGGTACTGGCGGAGACTGGACTCGCTGTGTAAGACAGCTTGAGAAGTACCTAGGCCCGCGTGCCAAGGGGTACTGTGCTCTACGCCACAAGGAAATGACAGGTATGTGGACTGGAGATAAAAAACATCGTCAACTTTACGGAAGAAAACGAGGCGGTAAGAACGTCTTCAGCACAGAAATTTTAGAGTCTACTGACAACATTCTTGTAAAAGCGCAAGTTTTGGCAAAAGCTGAAGAAGCTAGAAGAAGAGTGTCTTTAACTGCTGCTTCTGGAATTATTACTGAAGGTCTAAAGTTTAAGATTCCATTGGTTATTCCAGAAGATCTAGAATCTGGCGATGGACGTAAGTTTAAAAAAGGTGCTCTAAGTATTAGAGAACTTCCACTCCCTCTTATGTGGCAGATTAAAACAGCTGAAGGTCATATGGGATCCGTGGTTGTTGGACGTATTGACCGTATGGAAAGAACTCCAATGGGAATCGGAAATGCTTATGGAGTTTTTGATACAAGTCCTCATGGAAGAGAAGTTCAAAGACTCATTGAGAATGGATTTATAAAAGGTGTATCAGCTGATTTAGATCAGTTTGAAGCAAAAGAGATCAAAAATGAAGCCGCTGAAGGTGACGATGATCTAGGAAAGAGCAAACTTTCTATAAATAAAGCACGTGTAATGGCTGTTACAATTGTACCTAAGCCAGCATTTCAAGAATGCAAAATTATCATAGAAAAAACCACAAACACCCCTCAGGAGGATAGTATGATTGCCGACGGCGTCTATCAAGATGACTCGGATTATGCTAATACCCAAGCATTAATTGCTTGCGGTATTATTGCAGGCGCAATCCCAGTCGTTCCGCCTACCGAGTGGTTTAACAATCCAGGACTAGATAAAGCTACTCCTATCACTGTCGACGACAATGGTAGAGTTTTTGGCCACATTGCAGCTTGGAACGTCGATCACATTGGACTGGCATATGGAACAAAACCACCGCGTAGTAAGAGTAACTACGCTTATTTCCACACCGGAGTAGTGCGCACCGAATCAGGCAAGGATGTTCCTGTTGGTCAGCTAACTCTTGCTGGCGGCCACGCTTCTTTGGAAGCAAGTGCTGCTGAGGCAGTAAAGCACTACGACGACACTGCATCTGCAATCGCGGATGTGCACGCTGGTGAAGATGCTTATGGCATCTGGGTAGCTGGAGCCTTGCGCCCATCTGCAAGCCCTGAACAGATTCGCGCACTTCGTGCATCTGCTCCTTCAGGTGACTGGCGTCCAATTCGTGGCTCACTTGAGCTTGTTGCTGTTTGTCAGGTTAACGTTCCTGGCTTTCCGATTGCCCGTGCTCGCGTTGCATCCGGTGCGGTAATGGCCCTGGTTGCTGCAGGTGCCTTACCACTAGCAAAGATGAAACTTGATCCGACTGCTGAACTAGCTGCTCGAATTGAAAGACTAGAAAATCTAAGATTTGTTGAACTATCTGCAAATAGCTCAGAATCAAAACTTGAGGATTATTCGGCTCAAATAGCGGAGTTATCAGCTAGAGTTCGTGATGGAGAGCTTACATACATTTCTCGTGAAGTTAGAGAAGGTCTAGCTAAAGAAGGTAAAGCCCTTCCAGACGGATCATTCCCTATTCGTAACGTAGAAGATCTTAGAGCTGCAATTCATGCTTATGGACGTGCAAAAGAAAGTCACAAAGCTGATGTTAAAAAGCACATTATCAAGATGGCTGGAAAATTAAATGTACGCCATTTAGTTCCAGAAAACTGGAAAACTAATTCAGTAACTGCTAGCGCAGATGATCTTAGAGCAAGAATTGCTGCAAAAACAGCAGATTCTAATTTAGAAGAGCCAGTAGTTGCTAGTGCTGACGATCTTAGTCAAAAAGTTTTGGCTATAAAGGAACGCCTGGGAAAAGCATTGGCGGCTGATGGATCTGTGCCGGAGGAAGCTCCGGCCCCAGTAATGGAAGATAATGTCCCTATTCCTTCAGAAGGAGACAAGGAGATTATCGGAAATCCTGAAGAAGAGGGTTTCAAATTCACACCTGGAATCAATCAGCCGCGCGACTACGCAGGAAGATTTCAAGATGTTTTAGGTAGACTAAAACTTGATCTTGGCACTTCTGGATTACAAAATGTAGTTGATGAAATAAGCAATGTTGAGAAAATCTATAAAACTGGAAGCTACGCTGAAGCAGCAGATGCTGCCCAAGGCCTGATTGGTCTTCTAGATCGTATAGATTCAAACTCTTTGACTGGTCCTTCTTTAGAGAATGTCCGTGCAGCATCTCGTGAATTGGGAGAAGTTTTAGGTAATCTACCTCTTCCTTTTGGAGACGAGAATACCAAACTTAGGTTTAGCGACCTACCTCCTGCCTTAAAAAACCTTATGACAAATATGGTTGACAGGGTAGGAAAAGAATTAGGTGAGAAGGAGAGCAGGGACGCCACAGCCGACATAAGGGAATTTATGCGTGGTGGCGACCTATTTAGCCAGGCAGACATATCGTCTGTTATGTCTAGAATGCTCAGACTACTAACTTAAATAATAAACAAGTAAAAACTAATGTAAAATATTAGCTAGGTGGAGTGCCTTTCGCTTACATGCGTCAAAGTCCCTTTACCTTGAACCGATTAGCATAATGCTCACCCATGAGCATTATCAACTGTCCTATTAAGGAGGCCCAGTAGTGGACCAGATTAGATCACAGGTTGATCGCTTGTCAGAGCTTACAGATGAACAAATCTCAGCTCTTCAAGGTCAGATCATTAGTGAATTTGAATCGTATGAATCCCAGGAGCCTACCGCTGAATCAGTTGACGCTATGACGTCACTTGCCGACATGCTTGACGCCGTTCGCGGCGAAACCAAGCAGCGTGAGATGGCCGCCCAAGAGCTTGCTTCGCAAGCTGCAGAAGCTGCTATGCGCGTTAAGGGAAGTGACGAGGAGACTATGGAGGGCGATATGCCAAGCGAAGACATGCCTGTAGAGGAAATGCCAGCAACTCCAGAAGATATGCCTGTTGAAGGAGAGCCTGTAGAGGAAGCTCCTGTTGAAGAGGTTGTCGAGACTCCTGAGGAAGAGGATGACGAGTACAAGAAGAAGAAAGCTGAATCTGAATACTCCACCGAATCTGTCGATGCGTCTGCTACTGCGGTAGAAGGTTCTGAACTTTCATCCGAAGAAAATCCAACCGCTGAAGTTGTAGAAGAGACTCCAGCACCAGAAGAGACTCCAGCCGAAGTTGTCGAAGACACTCCAGCTGAGGTCCCAGCAGAAGACACCGAGTTTTCTACTGAAGAACCAAACTCAAGTACTATTGCTCAAGAAGAGCAGGAAGGGCAGGCCCCAGTGACCGCCACAGCAGAACAGCCTTTTGAGGCTCCAGCTGACCGTCAGCCTGTAGTTCAGGTTTCAGAGCCAGCACCGGTAGCAATTACCGCTGGTGCTGACATTCCTGGATACACCGCTGGTAGTCCAATCAACGACATGTACGAAGTAGCTCAGGCTATGGAAAAGCGTATCCACTCGCTTCGTCGTGTTAACGGAGGAGATGGAGAGCAGCACATCGTTGCGTCTCTAACTACTCAGTATCCAGAGGAACGCACTCTAAGCACCGATGCAGAGTCAAACATGGCAAAGATCCAGGCAGTCGCTGGCCCAGAGGCACTTGTTGCTTCCGGTGGTCACGCAGCTCCATTCGAGGTCAAGTATGACATTTACAGCATTGGTTCAACCAACGTTCGCCCAGTTCGTGACTCTTTGCCACGCTTCCAGGCTGACCGCGGCGGTATTCGTTTCGTAACTCCACCTAGCTTGGCTCTTGGATTTACTGCAAATGGAAGCGATTACACTACCTATGCTAACGCTGTTGGTCAGTGGACTGCATCTACGGACTTAGCTCCTAGCGGCGCAACCAAGACCAGCTTGCAGGTTACTGCAGCTTATGAGAACACTGTTTCTACATATGCTATGACCCTACAGGTCAAGTTTGGTAACTTGATGACTCGTGCTTACCCAGAGTTGATCGCTCGTCACAATGAGCTAGCTCTTGTGCAGCACGCACGTGAAGCAGAGCAGGCACTAGTTTCAGCAATCGACACCGCTTCTACTGCTGTTACCACCACTAACCTAATCGGTTTTGGTCGTGACTTCTTGGTACAGGTTCGTCGTGCAGCTGTTGCTTTCCGTCAGCGTCACCGCTTGGCTCCAGAGACTCAGCTAAATTGCGTAATTCCAGTATGGTTCTACGATGCAATGGCAGCTGACCTAACTCTAGCTATGCCAGGAGACGGCACTCTATCAGTTTCTAAGTCAGAAATTGATGGTTACTTGTCAGCTCTTAACGTAACCGTAACCCCTTATCTAGATTCAAACACCTCTAGCAACAACTTGCTAGGTGCCCAGTCCGGTTCTGCTGCTCTTAACGAGTTCCCAGACAACTTGGTATGGTATTTGTTCGCAGAGGGTACCTTCATCTTCCTAGATGGTGGAACTCTAGACCTAGGTATCGTTCGTGACAGCACCCTTGTTGGCACTAACGACTACATCATGTTCCTTGAAACCTTTGAGAACGTGGCTAAGGTCGGTATTGAATCTCTAAAGATCACCTCGACCATCTCGGTCAACGGTGTTGCAGCAGCTCTACGCGACACCACAGGCAACACTGCCGCAGCTACTATCGAGCTTTAATCGATAAACCCCTAGTTGTTGGGGTGGCCCGTCAAAAGGCCACCCCAGTAACAGGACCAAACTTTACATTAAGGATTTGAAATGGCTTTTCCTAAGAATGGCGTTGTAGAGGCACCAAAGATTGTGCCCTCCGCTTTTGGCCTACTCGCTGTAGTAAAGCCTGAAAACTCAGCCGATGAAGATCAATGGATCCGCGGCTTTTCGCAAGAGTATGAGACTGAACTTTATGCAGCAAAAAACTGGGATGATACTGACACTACTAGTTCTGTAGTTGTAACCGCAGCTGTCCCTAATTATTTTACTAAAATTGACCCATTTTTTATTGAGGCAGAAGAACTTCGTTCCGCGTTGGGATTCTTAGGGTTAGACCGTATTGAAAGATTAAAGCGTCAACTTGAAGCTGTAACTCAGCATGCTATGGAGCAGGAGCTTTGGGATGGAGATATTAGAATTGGACAAGGTCATTCTAATCGCTGTCTAACATCTGCGGCTGTCACCGTTCTTGATGGCGCGGGTCTTTCGTCAAAGCGTGCTTTAGCAGTGCTGGAAAATGGTATTGGTCAAACATCGGATGCCGGTGAGCAGGGAATTATCCACGCTACTCGCGACGTTGTTGCTCTTCTGTCGAGCAACTCAAATATGCTTTTCCATGAAGAAGCAAAAGACCACCTACAGACTATGGGCGGAACACCGGTAGTTGTTGGTGGCGGTTACTCGGGTAATGGTCCTCGCATTGCTGCTGCTACTGCTGCTATTTCGGGTAACACTACTTTAACTATTAATACATCTACTCCTCACTACCTACTTGCTGGCGACACTGTTCGCTACTCAGTTGTTGGGGCAAACATTGATCAGTCTTCTACGTCTACTGCTGTTGTTAGCAAAGTAGATGCTGATTCTGTAACAATTACTATTGCCAGCTCGACCAACGCTTCTTCAGAAGCTGTTACTGGCTACATTCAGCAGTTAGGAACAACTTCTGCCAAATGGATTTATGCCACCGGAACTGTCCGCACCTATGTGGGCAACATCGATGTCGTAAACGACAACTTAGCGCAAGCTCTTGATGTCTCAGGATACCAAAATGACATGAGGTTAAAAGCGATCCGCCCTGCAGCGGTTTACTTTGATACCTCGATACACCTTGCTGTTCGCGTCGACTTGACCGCAGCATAACCAACTCAATAATCTAAAAGAAGGAGAAAAGGCAATGCCTACTCAAGAATATGCAGCCAGCATCCAAGGTGTGTCAATCCGTGTCACCCGCTTGGACGCAGCTGGCAATCTACAAACTGGGCCAGGTGACAGTTATACTACCTCAGCTTTTATGCGTCTGTCATTTACCCCTGAATACGAAGAAGGCGATGAGATCACCGAAAAGGGTGCCAATGGTGCTGTTTGCGTAACGTTCAAGTCTCCAGACACTCTAAAGCGTATCACTATGGAACTTGCAATTTGTGAGCCAGATCCAGAACTTTCTGCTCTACTATCTGGTGGTCTACTACTTCGCAAGAACGTCGGTACATTTGCTTCTGCTAACAACCTATCAGTTGGTTGGGCTTCTCCAGGCGTTGGAGATGACCCAGCAGGTAACGGTGTTGCCATTGAAGCTTGGTCATGGGCAGTTAAGGATGGAAAGCGCGCAAGCACTCGTCCATACTTCCACTGGGTATTCCCATTTGTTAAGCTACGTCAATCTGGTGACCGTGTTATTGAAAACGGTATGCTTGCTAACACATTCCAGGGCTACGGTCTAGGAAATGCTAGCTTTGCATCTGGTGTTGATGGTCGTTGGGAGTTCCCAACTGCTGCAGAGCGTCCATACTCATATGCACGTACAACTTGGGCACCAGTTGGTCTAAATGGTTTCTTCACTTGGAACTATGTTGGTGAAGGTCTTGCTGAACTTGGTACTCCAAACTATGCTGCAGTCAACTCTCTAGATGGTCTTAATTCTTATGTTAGAGACTATGCAATTACAACTGCTGGTGCAATAACTCTAAATACTGGAGTTAGTGCAGGTGGTGCTCTTGCAAACCACTCTTTCAGCGTTGGCGATAGACTAGACGTAGCAAACGTTGATACTTTTGCTTTAGTAACTAATAAAGCTGCTACCACTAGTACCGTAACGCTAACTCTTGCAGCTGGCCACGGTGTAGTTGTTGGTGACAGAATTATTGTTTCTATTGGTGACAGTGCATTTGATGGTACTTACGGTGTAGCTACAGTGTCAACTAACGACATCACCTACGCTAAGACCAACGCTGCTGCTGTAACTAGCGTCGCAGTTAACAGTCCATCAGCGATTGTTACTCGTAACATCTTCAACGGTACATTCACTGCTCTTGCAGGTACTTCAGGAACTGGTATTTCAGTTGCTCGTCGTGCTTCAGTTCAGTCAGCTATTGCTACAACAACTACTCTAGGCACATTCACTGCAGCAAACCACGGTCTAGTTACAGGTCAAATTGTAACTATTACTGGTTTTGCGGTTACAACAACATTCAACGTTACTACTCAGGCAATCACAGTTACTGGTCCAAACACCTTTACTGCGACCCTATCTACAACAACACTGAATGCTACTGAATCAGCAGCTGCTACTGCTCAGGTAACTCGTGGAACTGCAATTACAACTCTGGCCGTTCCTACCACTTCTGGTGCTAGCGTATCGTCTGCAGTTGCTGGTACATCAGCTACAACTGGCTACAACGTTCCTGGTAACATCAACTACAACCCTGATGTTCCACTTGACCGCGTAATTAAGTCAAACGAGGATCCAACCTCTTAATAGCAACTAACTGATGAAGGCGGCGTGCCTTGGTGTGCAAGACATGCCAGTACGCCGCCTGATTCATATCTAGGAGATATACATGGGAACTTCACTATGGGTGCA